TCCTTTTATATAATTATAAATTTTTTCTTTATAGTAAGAATCCCCAATTGCACAAATAAAATAATCATCTTTTTGTATTTTATAATCATAAACAGATGATAAAATATGATAACCTTTTAAATTATATTTTTCTTCTAAACTTTTATCATCATCCAAAAAACCTTTTATATGATGTCTTTTATCAATGTAAAGTGGTCCATTATATTGATTTTTAATATTTTCTCTATTATAGTCTTCAACATATTGTAAAACTTCACGACCAAAACCTCTAGCACCAATAATTATTAAATTTTTCATATATAAATACCTTTATTTAAATAAATATAATATATCCAAATATAGATACATTTGTCAAGAAAAATATATAATTAATTATATGTTTTTGTCATTTTCATATTACCTGCATCAAATATTCTTACAAAACCATTATTTTTCATATTTTCTGTTTCAGACAAATTTTTATCAAATTTCTCCAATAAAGAAGATAATTTGTGTTTTTGGTATTTAATTCTACTATGTAAAGTTAAACTACTATCTTTTAGTTTGAAGTAAAAATAATTAGGATTTGTTAACTTTTCAAACTTAAAATTCATATAACTTTTACCATTAAAATATCTAACATCTACAAAACTTATGAGTTTTTTTGGTAAATATTTTGTTTCAAAATATTTTAATATCTTACCAAATCCACCTATTATAGTATATTCCAATTTAGTAGCAAATCTTATTATTTCATAAGCGTTTTCTTTTGTATATCTATATTTACTAAAAGATGCAGCACAGACTAGCATTTCATCAAAATATAATCCTATTAAAATTTTTGCTGGAATATATCCCTGTAAATGATTTTTTAACATAAAATCTTTATATTCTTTTACTGATATTTCTTTTATAGTACATTTTCTAGCAAATATTTTTTTATTTAAACCAAGTTTTGATGATATTATTGATTTAACAATATTTTGTTTATTAACCCACTCATTTTCAAATATTTGAATAAAATCTATATTTTTTTCTTTAAAATAATTATATTTATTTTGATGATAATTTTTTTCTTTATATTGATCACTATGCCAATAAATTCCAGAAAAATCTATTCCCATATTATAATCTGGAAGATAAATATCTATCTCATATTTCATTTTTCCATTTTCATAAAATTTTTCATTTGGCACTATATTTGATATATTTATTGTTTTTAACCAATCTATAATATTATCTTCATAATAAGATCTATTTTGAGTGCATGTACAAGTCATTCTATGCGGATTTAAAAAAGAAAATTCTAATAAATTATTACATCTCAAACATTTATATTTATTTAATAAATAATTATTGTTTGTTATATATTGTTTTTTGTCAAACAAAGGTTCTATATATTTTTGTTTTAAAATTATTAAAAATGTATCCCAATAGTTATTTCTATATGTTTCCCACATTTTCTTTTTTATAATTGGATCTTGAGAATGAAATTTAACTCCATGTTTTTTTAACATAGTATTTTGGGCTTTATTCTTCATTATTATTGTTTGAGTAAAAAAATCAACACCATACTTTTCCTGATTCATCAATCGTATATATTCTTTAAAATCTTCATTTTTAAAAATATTATCAACACCATACTTATCAAGTAAAGTTTTAGTTGCTTTTTGTTTTATTTCTTTATTTTGTATAGGATTTTCAAACCCATATTTTTCTAATGATGTTTTTTTCATTTTTTCTCTAACATCTTTATTAGATGCAGGTGTCTTACCGCCATATCTTTCAATATTAGTTTTTTCTCTTTTTTCTTTTATTATAGAAGATTGGGAAACATTACTATAACCATATTTATCCATTAAAGTATTTTTTATTTTAATTTGTATATCTTTAGATTGTGCTATATTTTCTACTCCATATTTTTTTAAAGTAGTTTTTTTCCGTTTCTCAATTCGTTCTTGTTTATATTTAGGTAAGCAATTATCACATGTAGGATAATAAAAAATTTTACCCAATCGAATTCCCTCAACAAGATTTTCAGTAGTATGACAATATTTACATTCTTTTTTATTCATAAGTCCATTAGTAACATCAAATATTATTTTTGTCAAGATAAAATTCATTTCTTTTTTGTCTATAAGTTTTAATTAAATCAAATTTATCTTTTTTTCTTTTTAAAAAAATAGTAGAATCTTTGTATAAATAATCTCTTATTATTGATAATTTAAAATTACCAGAATAGCATAAAATTTTAACGAATTCATTTCTGTTTGTTATATACTGATATTTATTCTTTTTAAAATTAAAATTTTTAATAAAAATTTCTTGAATTTTATCTAAAAAATTTATTGGTGCTACTATATTAAACCGTCCAGTTCTCACATAATCTTTTTTAAATGGGCTTAAGTATATACTTCCATCTCCATCAAAAAATCCACGAATAAAATGTGATTGTAAATATTCTTCTAAAAATAAAGGAAATTCTAATTTATAGGTTTTATCTGAGATAAATCCATGTTTTAATAAATCTGATGATATTTTTTTATTTGTTATTTGTAATTTATATTGATTTTGCCATTTAGGATATTTTGATTTAAAATTTAGAAAAATCAAATTTCCTGAATATCCTAAAAATTCTTTAAGTTTATCCAAAATTTCTTTATCAATCTCTTGTAAAGATATTCTTATTTCATTCTTTTTTGGCAGGTGACAACCATCTGCATATAATAAACCTAACCAATATGCTTTTTCTGGAGTGTCTATTGTTTCAAATATATTCTCATTAATTTTATATTTACGTTTTGAATGTGATGGATCTCTTATTTCAATATTGTTCTTTTTAAGAAATCTACAAATTGATGAAGTACAAACACCAAATTTTTTTGCAATAGTTATTGAAGATATATTTTGTTTTACATATAAATCTATTATTTCTTTTTTATGTTCTTCTAACATTTTATTTCCTATTTATACTATAATGTATAGTGGAACTCTCTCTGTCAAGTAAAAAATAAACTCTCTTACTAATTTAAGAGAGTTTATAGTTTTTAAAATTAATAATTTAAAGCGACATCCATTGAGGAACTGTAGCACCGGTTTTTATACCGCAAGCAACAGCTCTTGGGTTAAGAATTGCCATTCCAATCATCTCACCGAATAAATAACCGTATTGGAATTTACCAAATACGAATTGATCGGCAGGAAGCATTGTTAAAGAAATACGAACAGGCATTGCACCAAGATATCTACCTTCAGTTACAGCAAACACCATACCTTCAGGAACAGATACGTTCTGGATACCGGCCTCATCGACACCAGCAGAAATAAAGATATTAACTCCCCAGATATTACCAAATATACCAGTTAAAAGCATATCTCTGGATGTAATTGGATCATAATCCATTGAGTTAATGTTTCTCTTGAAGTCGCCTAATTCAGCACGATTCATGAGGAACTTATCACAAATTAATCTGTGTCTTTCAACTTCATACTGCATTGACTCAAGAACTGACTTATTAATCGATGAAGAAATAGTAATTCTGGAGTTTTCTAAGTTAGAAGATTGATAAAGCTCACGAAGTCCATTTCTATCTTCTTGAAGCATGATTTGGAACGTAGCTTTGTCATGAGTACGGTCTACAATGTCAAACTGACGTTTGGCAATTTCGGCCATATTAATTTTTGGGAAAGCAGTTACCCAGTATTCAGCTGGGAAAACACGATTACCCTTCACAACGCACTCAACAGTCTGACCGTCTTCTTGTATCACAAGAGCGGTAACGTTTATATCCTTTTCATAAGATATAATTTGACCTTGAGCAACTTCATGGGTTTTGAAGACCTGGCGAATAAAGCCTTCATAGTCCAATCTATCCAGAATAAGAGGAATCATTTCTGCTCCAAATCTCATTCTTTCTTCTTCGTTTCCACCAAAAGCGGCTTCCATAATTCTTTGTTTCTCGTCCATTGAGTAAAAAGAACCGGATTTTTTGTACTGTTCTCTTAAAGAAGCAAATTTCTCTTGTTGAGTAATAGCATCCTTTTTATCGTATGCATTTAATTCACCTTTGCTGTCAAACATATCTTCTTTCGAAGCATGTTTTTCTCTTCCAGTTGAATCAGTACCACCAAAAGCCTTTGGATGTAGCAACCTCTCATCTTGGTTAGAGGCAACTTTTTTAATTTCTTTCTTTTCCATATTGTTAGCCCACATGTCTAGTTACCTCCTTATATCTTTAATTTAAAATGGATTTCTGGATCTTCAGCTGTTGGAACCTTTGTGCAAATACCAACAACAGAACCACCACCATTTGTAGATGTAATATAACCAAGAGCATTTGAATAGAGATTTCCCATCAGCGTATAGGAAACTCCTGTGTCATATACTAATGAAGCTATTTCACCAGCGTCTTCGAGTGTAGCTGCTTTTCTTGAACCTAAAGTTTGATCTATACCGACTAGATTCGGGTCTTGGTATAAATAAGATACATAAATAGTATCAGTTGCACCGATATCGCCTGTTGACGTTCTGGTAATAGTACCGTTTGTTAAACTTACAGAATAATCTGT